GTAATGGCTTTGTGGTGATTTCATTTTACACGAAGATTCTCTTATGGGCTATCTTTTTGCCTTTTTATTTGTCGCACTTCATTTTACAATCTATCATATTAAAATAAAAAACAACAGTAAAAATTACTGTTGTCGCAACTGTACATCATTGTAAAATTCGGCAACTGGCTACCTTTGGCTTGCACCGTTAGGCTATTTAGCTTTACGCCCCGGTTTTCAGCAGATTTGCTATTTTCACATTTAAATACTGTTCAATATATGGCTTGAACTAGACATTTAACGATTTATTAGTGCTTATCTTTTTGATAACAAGTGGCAACATTTCTTTGTTATCAGCTTGCATATTAACTAGATTTCTATTCTTTTCTTAAATTTGTTTTTACACCACTTGACAAGGCATAGCCATTCACTTAACGTGAGTAAAATATAGGAACATTTCCATAACTAATATAATATCATTTACGACACAATTTTACAAAATTTTTTTTATTTTAAAAGTATAGATTGCAATATAAAGTGTACCAAATAAAGTTGATATCTGCAACACATTAATTTCAGCCAATTTTATGCCACTCTACGAGTGCAAACGCAGTTATATTGTTGGGTAATACCTAGTACATTTAGAATGATCATGTCCCCAGCTCAGCCTCGACACCCACATTAAGCGAATGTGTTTCTTTAACAATCTCTTTTGTTCTCGCCACATTATCATCATATTCCAGATCAGATCCGTTAACATGACTGCAGACACTCCGTCTTTGATGCATCTCATGATTTCATTAGACTCAAACTCATGATCCAGCTGAACGGCAACCGGGACAGATGACTGTTCTTCCTCCTTGATTTGAATAATCATATTTCTATTATTGCCAGTTAGAAAGATCTTTTATGCCCTCCGATAAAATTGCTGTACGCTTTCTCGCTTTCGTTCATATAAGATTCAGACTGCTCACCGCGCTGAGAGCATCGACGAACTCCGGCAAGCCCTCAGCATCGGATTCCTGCCGTACATCGGCATCAGAGTGTACGAGAACTTCGAGTCGGAGGAGACCATGAAAACCGGAATTATCCCTGCTCCAGAGGGCGGGGAGATCGGCGGCCACGCCATGATGATTGAGGCGGCAAGGATAACGACGAGCCGCGATGCAAGGCCCTGAGTTTTGTCACCAGTGTGCTTATTAAGCGCTCCGCCGGTAACTTAGAGATCCGGAATTCATGGGGAACCGGCATTGGTCTGAACGGTACGGAATATTTCCAATGTTCCTATGAAGTCCTTAAAAAATTGCTCATGGATATGTGGGTAATTATAAAATAGTGTGTAACGGTCTGCCGCTACGATATCCCCGGCTCCTACACCCGCAGAGTATTCATTGATGATATACTCTGCGGGCTTTTTCGTTTTTTGGGGGTTCGAGTTCCGCCGATTTTTTGCTTATCGGTGGGAGGTAATGTCCATGACGCGAATACCGAAAGAAGAAATCATTCATTTGCGAAGAGACGGCTTCAGCTATTCAAAGATTGCGGTGGCACTTTGCATTTCGGAGAACACCGTTAAATCATTCTGCCGCAGGAATAATCTGGGCGGGGTATTTGCTGCCGTAAATTCAGACAAGCAGGATGGTCATTTCTGCCGTCAGTGCGGGAAACCGCTTACCGCTTCACCACAATCGAAAACAAAGCATTTCTGCTCAGACCGCTGCCGCATGGCATGGTGGAATGCCCACCCGGAAGCCGTCAGCCGGAAAGCCATATACAGACTGACCTGTGCTTTCTGCAGTCAGGAATTTGAAAGCTACGGAAACAAGAGCCGTAAGTACTGCTCACGCGCCTGTTACGGCAAGTCAAAAGTGGTGTGCCATGAGTAAGGAACAGGCGATCATTCATTACAAAACGGCAACGGCGGTTTTCAGAAAATGGCTTGCCGACGGCCATATCACTGAGGAAGAACTGACCCAAATTGATACAATTATCGCTGGTAAATACGGACTTTCTTCGTGCAGTATATATCGCCAAAACGCTTGATAATCCGGTCGTTCAGAGCGAACATGTCATAGTGAAAGGAGTCACTATGGATAGAATTATCACAAAAACCATGCTTTCCACTCCGAAAATCCCCGCAAAATTGCGGGGCGCCGCCTACGCGCGCGTATCGTGCAGGAAAGAAGCGATGCTCCATTCCCTTGCAGCGCAGGTCAGCTATTACAGAACCCTTATCCAGCAGCGTCCCGATTGGGAATACCTCGGCGTTTATGCGGATGAAGCGCTGACAGGCACGAAAGACAGCCGTGCGGAGTTTCAGCGGTTGCTTGCCGACAGCGAGGGCGGAAGGATTGACCTTATTCTTACAAAGTCGCTTTCGCGCTTCGCAAGGAACACAGTCACTTTGCTGGAAACGGTACGAAATTTGAAGCGCCTCGGGGTCGATGTTTACTTCGAGGAGCAGAACATCCACTCCATAAGCGCCGACGGCGAGCTGATGCTGACCATCCTCGCGTCCTATGCCCAGGAGGAGAGCCTGTCGGCAAGCGAAAACTGCAAGTGGCGTATTCGCAACAACTTCAAGGAAGGTATTCCTACCAGCCTCAGAATTTACGGCTACGATTATGTGGGCGGCAAACTAGTCGTAACCCCAAAGGAAGCGGAAATCGTGAAGATGATTTTTACCGATTATCTCAGTGATATGGGCAAGAACGCGATCATGCGCAAGCTCCTGTCTCTGGGCATTCCGACAAAATCAAATGGCACATGGTCGGAAAGCACTGTCGACCATATTCTCAGGGACGAGAAATACACAGGCAATATGCTGCTTCAGAAAACTTATTCCGAAAACCATCTGACGAAGGCGAAAAAAATCAACCGCGGCGAGCTCCAGATGTTTTTCGCCGAAGCTACGCATGAAGCGATTATTTCTATGGAGATGTTCGAAGCGGTGCAGAAGAAACTTGCCCGGCGCGCGAAAGAGCATATGCCAAATCCCAGGACCCCAGTGTTTTCAGAATTCACCGGCAAAATCCACTGCGGTCTCTGCGGTGCCAACTTCCGCAGAAAAATAGGCAACGTGGGGACAAAATACGCAAATCCGATATGGTCATGCTCCACCTACAACTCAAAGGGCAAAGCATACTGCGCTTCCAGACAAATTCCGGAGGAGATATTGAGACAAACCGCTTCCTCCGTGCTCGGCGGCAGTTCGTATGACCCTGCGGTTTTTTCGGCGATGGTCAAGGAAATTTGTGTACCCGAAAATGGGGTGTTGGTCTTTGTGCTCGCGGACGGCTCACAGGTTACCCGCGTCTGGGAACATAAGTCGCGCAGCGAAAGCTGGACGGGCGAGATGAAAGCCGCAGCTCGGGAGAAAGCGAAGGAGGACCGGCAGAATGTCAAATGTTAGAGTGATACCCGCCTCGATTCAGCGGCAATCGGCCAACGGCGCCCCGCTGACAGCTAATCGTAGGACCGCCGCTTATGCCCGTGTTTCAACCGACAGTGAAGAGCAGCTTACAAGTTACGAGGCACAGGTGGACTACTACACCAAGTACATCAAGGAGCGCCCGGACTGGGAATTTGTCGGCATCTATACTGATGAGGGTATTAGTGCGACCAACACCAAAAAGCGGGACGGCTTCAAGCAAATGGTCGCCGACGCACTGGACGGAAAAATAGACCTGATCATTACCAAATCGGTGAGCAGATTCGCGAGGAATACAGTCGATTCACTGGTAACGGTACGCAAACTAAAGGTAAAGGGCGTCGAGGTCTATTTTGAGAAAGAAAACATTTATACACTCGACAGCAAGGGTGAACTGCTTATCACCATCATGTCCTCACTGGCGCAGGAGGAAAGCCGTTCCATTAGTGAGAACGTGACCTGGGGGCAGCGCAAGCGCATGGCCGACGGCAAAATCAGCCTACCCTATGCCCAGTTTCTTGGCTATGAAAAGGGTGAGAATGGGCTGCCCAAAATCGTTGAGTCCGAGGCGGACATCATCCGTTTGATATTCCGGCTTTTTATTGAGGGCAAAACGCCGTCTGCGATCGCGAAATATCTGGTCAGCCAGGGCACCCACTCTCCATCGGGAAAAACAACGTGGCAGGTGGCCACAGTGCGAAGCATCCTGACAAACGAGAAATACAAGGGCGACGCCCTTTTACAGAAACGATTCACGGTGGATTTCCTGACGAAAACCACCAAGGCCAACGAGGGCGAGGTCCCGCAGTACTATGTACAGAATAGCCATCCCGCAATTATCGAGCCGGATGAGTTCGATGCTGTACAGGCAGAGATGGAGCGGCGCAAACAACTTGGCAGGCCCTACAGCTGCAACAGCCCGTTCTCGGCCAAAATTGTCTGTGGGGAATGTGGCGGGTTTTACGGCGCCAAAGTGTGGGGTTCCAACACGAAATACCGCCGTGTGATCTGGCGGTGCAACGACAAGTACAGGGGCGGCCAAAAATGCAGTTCGCCTCATATAACCGAGGATGATATCAAGCGGCGTTTCCTCACAGCTTTCAACACGCTGATGGGCGGCAGGGATGAATTGCTCGACAACTGCCGCCTTGTCCGGCAGACCCTATGCGACTGCGCGGCAATTGATAAGGAAATCGTGGAATTGCGGCGCGAAAGCGAGGTAGTTTCCGAGCTTGCCAGGAAGGCGATTTATGAGAACGCCAAGACGGCGGCCATTCAGGACGAGTTTACCGAAAAAAGCAATGGCTACATGCAGCGGTATAATCGCATCACCGAACAGCTCTCTGATCTGGAAGCACAGCGTCTGAAGC